AAGGAGGTGGTTAAAATGGCGTTCAAGGATGATTTAAAAATGCATATGAAAAAACACAACTTAAAGATTAATGATGTGTGCGAGTGTACTGGATTAAGTTATTCAAAAATATATGGATATCTTAATGGAACAGTTCCAAAAGATGATGATTTGGAAATACTTTGCGAAGCATGTGGATGGGATACCGATGAAATAATCTTTAATGATTTAAACATTAGCGTAGCAGAAGCAGCACGAACTATGCAACGTAGCCCAGCATTTGTTAAGTATGCAGTACAAACTAAGCAGTTAGTTGGTATATGCGATGGAAAAATGTGTCATATTCCACGAAGATGGTTTGAAATCTATATGCTTAGTGATGGCATAGCAGTTGATTTAATAAGTAATTTAGTTAATGGAATTACACAAGCATTAAAAATGCCACTTGCGGCAACAAGTGACAATGTGAAATAAAACTATAACACATGCTTATTATAGCATAGAAAGAAGAAGGAAACAAATTATGAAAAAATATACATATAAAGAATTTTTAAAAGGTGAGTTTTCAATTTTAGTTTGTGAAGATAATATTAAACGAACATTAGAGAAGTTATCGCAAACTGGTTTAAAATGGAATACTGGTGTAAATTCAAATGAATTTATTCCTAAGCAAAATTTATTAGATAGATATCTCTGTTTGACCATAGAGAACGGTTCATTGGGTTGGGCGAGTATTTTGTTAGGCTGCGCTCCACTTATTACGATTGACCAATTGACAATTGAAAAAGATGATATTAAACATAATGACTTTGTTGGACTATGTGTTAAAAGTAACTTTAAACGCGTATGTAGCGTAGGCGAATTGTATTATTTCAAAAATGGAGTTGCAACATGGAGTAATGGGTGTGATTCATGCAAATACAAATCAATCAAAGATTTCAACAAGCAAAATTTAAACTTTAAAATGGTTGAAATCAAAGAAGTTAAACGTAGAGCAAAAGTTGGAGAGTATGTGAAGGTTGTTAATGCTAAAAAAGTTCCTCAAACAAATGGTGTTGATGATTATACGAATGGTGATATCTTGAAAATAATTGAAATTATAGAAGAATGGGACAGTTATGTATATTCTTATGCAGATTCAAGCAACTATTTTAAAAAATGTGTAAACGAAAATGAATATGTTGTTCTTGAAGGATATAGAGAAATACCTCCGTTTACAGTTGGTGACATGGTCACAATTGTTGGTACTGCTAAATGTTTTGATACATATGAAGAATGGTTTGAAGAAACTGGAAATTTAGAATATAAAAGTCATTATGTGATTGATCAAATTCCTTATGCAAATAGACAATACAAAATAGTGGCTAAAGGATGTCATATACAACACTCATGGTATCCAAACGGTGTATATGCTATTCAAGATTTAGATACGACCCAAGTGTTCCTTGTTGGTGATGAGGGGTTAAAGAAAATTGATTAAATTCTTTACGCATCAAGATCAAGAACTTGCTGCTACAGAAGACTTAACTCATGTTGCATACTATCATGACATGGGTCTCGGTAAGACATTTACTGGTGCTGAAAAATTAATTCGACTAAACGCTAAAGTCAATCTAGTTATCTGTCAAAAATCAAAGATAGATGACTGGGTGGAACACTTTGGAGAATATTATGAATTGCAAGAAAATCTAATGATTTATGATTTAACAACTTGGAAAAGAGATGATTGGACAGCATTTTTCAATGATATCACTTTTAGAAATGATTATCATGAAAAATCAAGATACGTTTTAATAATCAACTATGAACTGGCATGGAGAAGAAAGGAACTTCTTCACTTAGTTGATTTTACACTCATGCTGGATGAGTCATCTTTAATACAAAATGAAACATCAAAGAAGTCACAGTTTATCTTATTACTAAACCCTAAAAATGTAATTTTATTAAGTGGTACACCAACAAGTGGTAAGTATGAAACACTATGGTCTCAAATGCATTTGCTTGGATGGAATATCTCGAAGGACCTATATTTAAAACAATATATAAAGACAAAATATTTAGACTCGGCTGGAAATAGGTCAATTCCAATTGTAGATGGCTATAAGAATGTAGAACGGTTAAAGAGAAAAATGCGTGAATATGGATGTAGATTTCTAAAGACTTGTGATGTGTTCGATTTGCCATCGCAAACATTTACTAAAATAAAAGTACGTCCCTCTAAGGAATATATAAAGTTTAAAAAGGATAAGTTAATTATTTTAGATACCTTGAACTTAACAGAGTTTCATGATACATCCGATTTTTATGGTAAAGATGTTACTCCAAGGGTGGAACTTGTAGGAGATACGTCTCTTAAAAAAATGCTATATGAAAGACAACTTTGTAGTTCATATAACAAGGCAAAACTACAAGCATTTTGTGACATTGTAGAAAGTACAAATGATAGATTGATTGTTTTTTATAACTTTGAAGAAGAATTGAGAGGACTTATTAAAATAATATCACGAGATGATTTTAAGAGACCGTATTCAATTGTAAATGGTAAAGAGAAGAATTTGAATTGTTATGAAAAATATAGTAATTCAGTAACTTTCATTCAATATCAAGCGGGTGCGATGGGGCTTAATCTACAGAAGTCCAATAAAATAATCTACTATAGTCCAACAACATTTAGTGATTTATTTGAACAGTCAAAGAAGCGTATTCATCGTATTGGACAAGACTCACCGTGCTTCTATTATCTTCTAACAGTTAAGGGAAGCATTGAAGAAAAAATATATAAAACGCTTGAAATGAGGCGTAATTATACGGAGGCACTTTATGAAAAAGAAGAAATTGAATAAAGCAAAAGTAATTATTGTTTTAGGGTTACTTACGAGCATCACACTTAACTTTGTTTTATATGGTTTAGGACAAAAATTACAAAAGGAAAATAACAAATTGGGGTACAGAAAGACTCAATTGCAAGAGGAACTTAAAATTTGTAATGAAAAATATGACGCATTGCTTGAAGAATGTAAATCATCAAATTGAAAGTCATTAGGAACCTTTAAAATAACTTGCTATTGGAAAGGTGAGGATAAATGGGGTCCCGTAACAAAGAGTGGAAACAAAGCAAAAATCAATCATACAATTGCGGTTGATCCAACAGTCATACCTTTAGGAACAAAGGTTAAAATAGATAATCAAATATATGTCGCTGAGGATATTGGAGGAGCGGTTAAGGGTAATGTGATTGATGTTTGGGTAGAAACAAAAAATAAAAATTTTGGTAGAAAGTATAAAGAGGTATTTATATATGAATGAACAAGTACAAGAATTAATTGATGCATTAAATGTTATTAAAGATCGCTGTAATGGGTGTGACTGCGTTAATTGTGAGTTATCTAATGAGCATGATGAGTGTTTAGTAACGGATACCCCTCCTGGTAACTGGAATATATTAAACAAAGTGTTAGTGAAGGTTATGAAATGACAGAAAAACAATTTGAAACAAAAGTAAGAAAGTTCCTAACCGATTTAGGATGCTGGGAATTAAAGACATGGTCTAATGGTATTCAACGTGAAGGTGTTCCTGATATTCTTGTATGCTGCAAAGGATATTTTGTTGGTATAGAGGTTAAGGCTGCTAATGGAAAGCCAAGTGCGTTGCAATTGTGGAACATAGAAAAGATACGTGAGGCTGGAGGAATAGCAGTTGTTCTATATCCTAATGATTTTGATGAGTTTAAGGCACTAATGCAATCAATAAAATCTAGACCATTAAACGCTCATAGTAACCAAAATTTATTAAATAAGAAAGGAAAATAGTATATGGCTAATGTTTATGAATTAAAGGCATCTTTTAAACAAATTCAAGATGCAATAGAAGATGGTAATGATGACTTAGAGGACATCTTAAATACACTCGATGAGGCAATTGAAGACAAAGCGGATGGATATGCGTGCATTATTGCCAATATTGACAGTGATATCGAAGGTATCAAGAATGCTGAAAATCGCTTAAAAGAAAAGAGAAAGCATCTAGAGAATGAGCGAGACAGATTAAAGCAAAGTTTATTTGATGCCATGAAAGAAACTGGTAAAACAAAATTCAAGACTAAATTATTTAATTTCTCTATTGTAAAAAATGGTGGGAATGCACCGGTTATAGTAAATGTTCCAACTGAACGATTAGCGGATGAATTTGTTATTGTTGATGAAAAACCCAACTTAAAGGCAATTGCCGAGTATATTACAAAAACAGGTGATGTTTCATTTGCTAAATTTGGTGAACGTGGAGAAAGTTTGAGGATTAAGTGATGCCTAAAATTGCATATAAGGATATATCTTTTAGAAAAACTAGCCTCGACTTGATTTCACTTATAAATAGTGTTATTGAAGAATATCAAATACAAGGTTATGACCTTACATTGAGACAGTTGTATTATCAGTTAGTTGCAAGGGGATATATAGAAAATAGTGACAAGAGTTATAAGCGCATTGGTTCATTAATTAATGATGCTCGTTTGGCTGGGTTAATTGACTGGAACGCGATTGTTGATCGTACTCGTAATATGAAGAAAAATAATCATTGGAATAAACCAAGTGAAATTATTGGTGCCGCTATCAATCAATACTTCATAGATTTACGTGAGACACAATTAGTATACGTTGAAGTTTGGGTTGAAAAAGAAGCACTTATCGATGTTGTTGGAAAGATATGTAAACATTTAGATGTTCCATTCTTTGCTTGTCGAGGATATGTGAGTCAAAGTGAAATGTGGAATGCAGCACAAAGGTTTAGTGTTCAAGAGAATGTGCACAGTAAGAAAACTATGATTTTACATTTGGGAGACCATGACCCAAGTGGAGTTGATATGACAAGGGATATTCAAGAGCGATTGAGAATGTTTGAAAGTGATGTTGAAGTGAAAAGAATTGCGTTAACAATGGAACAAATAAAACTTTATAATCCACCTCCTAATCCAGCGAAAATAACAGATAGTAGATGTCAAGGGTATATTGAGAAATATGGTTGTGAAAGTTGGGAATTAGACGCACTTAACCCAACCATAATTAAAGATTTAATATCAAAAGAAGTTGATGTGTTAACTGATTTTAGACTGTTGAATAAAAGAAAACTAAAACTCAACGAAGATAAGTCGGCTATGGAAAAATATCAAAGATTGCTTGATGAGGAGGATTAAATGATGACAATAACAAGAAATAAATTTGAGAAGGCTAAGGATGCGACGATGAAAGAAATAATAAGACATCCAAAAGTCAACAATAAAGAAGGTGTGACATTGGAATTGTTATATGCTTCTCATCATTTTGCAATATTAGAAAAACAGTTATTCAAAAAACAAAAATAAGGAGAATATATATGGAAATTGTAATTACAGAAGAACAGTTTGATGACGCTACACAACAAGTTTTAAAAGAAACAGTAGAGGATGAAAAGTTGGATAATACATTAACTAAATTGATGGCATCCGCTATGGGGTTGTCTTTTGCTACTGCTATTAAAAAAAAGTTATTTCAAATAGACGATAAGGAGAAAAATTGATATGGAAGAAAATAAAACAATTAATGAACAAGAAACAATTTTAGGAAAAAAAGTTAAGGATAAGGCGACTGGGCTTATTGGAGTAGCAACTGCCCATACAATTTATTTGGCTGCATCACCTAGAGTCTGTATGGAATGGCTCTATAAAGGAGAAATAAAATGTGATTGGCTTGATGAGGCTAGACTGGAGGTAATCGAATAATGGGAGTACCAGTATTAGTATTAGGTTATAGTGGCACTGGTAAAAGTGCGAGTCTTAGAAATTTAAGCAAAGATGATGTATTAGTTATTAACGTTGCTAATAAGCCATTGCCATTTAAAAATAAGTTTGAAACCTTTACGCCACGTGAAAGTCAAGCCTATAGAGACATCATCAAGGCTATGGATAATACAAAGAAAAAAGTCATTGTTGTTGATGATGCTCAATACATCATGTCATTTCAATACATGCGTCGTATCCAAGAAAAGGGATGGGATAAATGGAATGATATTCAAGGTGATTTCTTTAATGTTATCAATCACGTGAAGTCTATGGACGATGATAAGATTGTCTATTTCTTAAGTCATCTTGAAAGAGACCAAGACGGATATGAAAAAATAAAAACAATGGGGAAGATGCTTGATGAAAAAATTACCATCGAGGGATTGTTTACTATTGTATTAAAGACAAATGTAGCAGACGGACAATACACATTTTTAACACAAAACAGTGGTAGGGATACAGTTAAAAGTCCTATCGGAATGTTTCCATCATATGCCATCGAAAATGACATTAAATATGTCGATGAAAAGATTAGAAATTATTATGAGATTGGTGAGCATTTGAGCGATGATGAAATGGCACAAAGGGATGAAGCAGTTAAGCGTGATGAGATTGAAAAGCCAAGCACTGATGGCAGAAAGAGAAAAAGAAAGTCTTCTAAGAATGACTCTAACAAAGATGAAGAAGCACAATCTATTGAAACGACACAAGATGAAAAAAAGAGTCGAAGAAGAAAAAAAATTGAAGAAAGTGAGCAAGGTGAAACTCAAGCACCATTAGCAGAGACTGGTAAAGATGATGTGTCGTTTGAAGAGAAAGAGGAAGCACCAAAGCGTAAACGTCGCGCCAAAGCAGAAGTTGATCCTAAACCTTTAGATGAAGGTAGTGATGAGGTTCCAAAACGCAGACGTAGAAAACGCGGAGAATAAAATACAATTAAATAAACAATATAAAATATTTGGAGGAAAATAGAAAATGGAAGAAAATAAATTCGCAAAATGGGATAAGGAATTTAACGCTAAGGAATTAGAAGCACAAGCAGAAGAAGCAAGCAAAAATGAGTTTCAAGAGGTTCCCGCTGGCACATATATTGTTGAACTTTCTAAAATGGAAATTGGTGAAACTGGTCCACAATCAAAAGCACCAGGGTCTCCAATGCTAAAAGTTGATTTAAAAATAGTTGAGGGTGACTTAGCAAATCAACACATTTTTCAAAATTTCGTACTTATCGATACGAAAGGTGAGGGCAAGAATTACGGTTTACATCTCGCTAAAAAATTTCTTTGGTCTTTGGATAGTGAAAAAGAAATTTTCTTTGAAAGTTTTACACAGTTTAATGATTTAGTTTTAGATGTTGCAGAAGCAGTTGAAGAGTTTGGATTACAATATGAAATTAAATATACTGTTAAAAATAGTTATGGTAGTGTAGAAATTCAAGAAGTGTTTGAAAAATAAAGAAGAATGGGTGTAGAAATCTACACCCTTAATTATAAAAAATGAAATACCAATATGAGGTAAAGGAAATATCCAAAGATGCTGCATTGGAAATGATACAGAAATATCATTATTCTAATACACTACCAAAATTAAATAAGCATTTTTTAGGGTTTTATCTTGACAATAACTTAGTAGGTGTAATTACGTTAGGATGGGGAACTAGACCGAAGCATACGATAAAAAAGATTTTTCCAAATTTAGATACCTCTAATTATTATGAAATTGGGCGAATGTGCATGACAGAAGATATGCCTAGAAATAGTGAAAGTCAAATGATTTCATTGTGTTGTAAATGGATAAAACAAAATTGTAAAGATGTAAAAGTATTGTTTACGTGGGCTGATGGTGTTCAAGGAAAGGTTGGTTATGTTTATCAAGCATGTAGTTTCTTGTATTGTGGTTCCATCATGACAGATTTATATATCATGAATGGTATAAAAATACATCCTAGACAGACTAAAGAACTGTTTAAGACGAATGTGAACGATAAAAGAAAGACTATTAGACCGACCATCCAACAAATGAAAGACAACAACATCCAACACATTAAAGGTAAACAGTACAAGTATTTGAAATTTCTTTGTTCAAAAACAGAAAAGAAAAAATTAATGAGAGAGAGTCTTGTTGATTTAGAATTATCTTATCCTAAAGAGGATAATCTTATTTGGGAAAAACAACTCGATAAAGGAAAATGGGAAAGAATAAATAAACCTAACGTGTTCACCGATTACTCTAAAACAGTTAGAAATGATGTTGACAAGACATTCAACAATATTAGAAAAGGAGATATTTTCATGGAAGAAAAAGAAACTAATTTATGTATATATAAAACAGATGTTATGTTTGATTTTGTTAAATTGCAAGAGCAAGAGCCACAGTTATTTGATGAACTTGTAAAGGATTATCCATTGCAAAAAGGCATACATATGCTTGAAGTTGTTGGTGAGTAAGTAATGCTTAATTTCTATGATTTTGAAGTATTTAAGGAGGACTGGCTAGTAGTCATTATCAATCCTCTTGAGCACAATGAGAAAGTTATTGTGAACAGTCGTGAAGAACTCGAAGAATATTATGAGAGTCATAAAAATCAAATTTGGGTTGGATACAATAGCCGAGAATATGACAGTTACATATTAAAAGGTATTTTATGTGATTTTGAACCAAAGGAAATAAATGACTTTATAATTAAATATGGAAATAGGGGTTATATGTTTTCGAGTTTATTTAGACAGATAAAACTGAACGATTATGATGTTATGAGCGGGGCAAGAGTTGGGCTAAAGACTCTTGAGGGTTTTATGGGAAACGATATGAGAGAGACAAGTGTTCCATTTGACATTGATAGAAAATTAACCGATGAAGAAATACAAGATACCATAAAATACTGTAAACATGATGTTAAGCAGACAATGGAAGTGTTCTTAAATAGAAAAGGTGATTTTGATACACATATGAACCTTATAAAAGTATTTAATCTTCCCATGTCATACATTTCAAAAACACAAGCACAGTTAATTGGTTCTATTTTGGGTGCATCAAGACGAAATTATGATGATGAATTTGATATAAAGATACCTAATACCTTGAGACTAAATAAATATAAGGAAGTTCTAGAGTGGTACCTAGACCTTCAAAACAGACGATACAAGGACGATAAAGGCAAAAAGGTACAATTAGACATAATGGTTGCTGATTGTCCTCATGTGTTTGCTTGGGGTGGTGTACATGGAGCATTAAATAAGTATAATGGTGAAGGTGTGTATCTAATGGCGGACGTTGCCTCTCTGTATCCAAGCCTCATGATTGTTTATAACTATTTCTCTCGTAGCATTAAGAACCCACAAAAATATATAGATATCTATAAAACAAATCTTGAAATGAAGAAAACAAATCATAAGGATAGACCAGTATATAAGTTAATATGTAACACTACTTATGGGTGTATGAAGGATAAAAGTAATCCTTTGTATGATCCGCAAATGGCAAACAACATTTGTATTGCGGGACAACTTTTATTGCTTGACCTAATTGAGAAATTAGAGCCACATATTGAAAGACTTATACAGTCAAATACCGATGGTATTCTTCTCAAGTTAAAAAGTATGAATGACTTTAACATTATTGATGACATCGTGTATGAGTGGGAAGCAAGAACGGGATTGCAAATGGAGTTTGATTTATATAGAAAAGTCTTTCAAAAAGATGTAAATAATTATGTCATATTGCCATATGAAAAGGATAAAAAGGTAAAGAAAAAGGGTGCGTATACAAAAGATTTGAGCGACCTAGACTATGATTTACCAATCGTTAACGAGGCGTTGGTTAATTATATGGTTAATGATGTATCTATTGAAGATACGGTATACAGTTGCCGCGATTATCGAAAATTCCAAAAAATTGTTAAGGTTTCCAATAAATATATATGTGGCTTTCATAACGGTGAAAGATTAAAAGATAAGACGTTTAGAGTATTTGCATCTAAGCGAAAAAATGATGATATTATCGGTAAAGTGAAACTAAAAAACCACGTCGAAGTGATAGAAAAATTCGCAAATACACCGTTACACTGCTTTATTGATAACAGTGAGGTTAAAAATAAGAAGCCGCCACGATATCTTGATAAAGATTGGTATATAGATTTAGCAATTGAAAGGCTTAGGCAGTATGGAATTGACTATTAATAGCATCACAAAAGAAGAGTTTGATGAATTTCATAAGGCGCAGCAACATCATTTTGATAAAGTCTATCCACGACCAACAAGCATGGCTATAGCAAGACATAAATTAACACATTTAAGTGTTACGAAGTATATATTTATCGCAGATAACTACGACGAGTTAAAGAAAAAATTTATAAGGAGGTAATTTTGATGAATGAAAATGAAATCAAGAACCGCATTAAGGAACTTGACAGACAGATTTTTAATTTAGAGATGAAAGACAAATGGGATAATGTCGATTATCATCTTAAACGAGAGTTGAATAAAGAGAAAAAGAGCCTTGAGCAAAAACTCAAGGGGTGATGTGAATGTCCTATAATCTATTTAAGGGTTATGTTCCAACTAAGAATAAAGAGTGCATAATGGCTTTTAAAGGAAAGTCTAGCGAACAGTTACAAACATTAAAAACAGTATCGAAGTTAGATGAATATGCTGCAATATTAAATGATGATACCGTACTGATTGATATTGATGATGAAAAGCAGTCAAAAATAATGATGAGAATTGTCGAAGATAAGGAACTGTTATGTCGAGTTTATAAGACAACTAGAGGAATGCATTTTCTATTTAGAAATAACCATAGCATAGAAAAAAATAAAACTCACACTTTGCTCGCTTGTGGATTAAACGCAGATATTAAACTTGGAACAAGAACATCTTATAGTATTCTCAAATACGATAATCATGAACGTGAAATTATTTATGATATCTTTGAAGATGAGGACTACCAAGATGTGCCTAAGTATTTATTGCCTATCACAACAAAGAAAATACCTTTTATTGATATGAAAGAAGGAGATGGACGTAATCAAGAGTTATTCAATTATATCTTGACCTTACAAAGTAACGATTTTTCTAAGGAAGATGCGAAAGAAACGATTGAGATAATAAATACGTACATTCTCAAAAAACCACTTGAGCAGAATGAACTTGACATAATACTTCGAGATGACTCATTCAAGAAACCCGTCTTCTTTAGTAAAAACGTGTTTCTCTTTGATAAATTCGCAAAGTTTCTCATAAGCGAGCATCATATTATAAAATTAAGTGATCAATTGCATATTTATAAAGAGGGGGTTTATGTCACTGGGAATTCTATAATTGAAAGTGAAATGATTAAGTATATACCATCGCTTAATAAGCAAAAGCGTAGTGAAGTTTTATCATATTTGGATATCTTAGCATCAACACATAAGAAAGTTGCTCCAGCGAACTATATTGCGTTTAAAAATGGCATATACAATTTGGATGATGACACCTTAAAAGAATTTGATCCAAATATAATCATAACCAATAAAATCAACCATGATTACAACACAAAGGTCTATAACAATGATGCTGACAATATGCTTAACAAATTGGCTTGCAATGATAAAAAAATAAGGCTGCTTTTGGAAGAAGTCATTGGGTATACATTTTATAGAAGAAATGAGTTAAGAAAGTGCTTTATGCTAAAAGGTAAGAAATCAAACGGTAAGAGTACATTCTTATCTATGCTACAAAATGTTTTAGGAGATGAAAATGTATCAAATTTAGACCTTAAGGACTTGGGTGACAGATTTAGAACTGCCGAACTATATACAAAATTATGCAATATTGGTGATGATATAGAGGATGAATATATAAAGAATACTTCTATTTTTAAAAAGGTGGTAAGTGGTGACCCCGTAGTGGCAGAGAAGAAAGGGTTGCAGCCATTCTCATTCAAGTCTTTTGCTAAATTAATATTTAGTGGAAACTCCATCCCTCGTATGGGAAAAGGAAAGGATAATGCTGCTATATTAGATAGATTGGTTATTATCCCATTTGATGCAAAATTTTCAAATCAAGATGCTGACTTTGACCCCTACATAAAATACAAATTGCTTCAAGATGAATGTGCTGAATATCTTATAAGAATTGGACTTGATGGACTTAAGAGAGTATTATCAAATCAACAGTTTACAATTAATGAGAAAATAAAAGAAGAATTGAAAGAGTTTGAGGAAGATAACAACCCAATGCTCATGTTCTTCAATGAAGTTGGAGATAAAATGTTAAATGAGCCAACAAAGAGATGTTATCAAAAATATGTAGACTTCTGTATCGAAAATAATCTACAGAGATGCTCACAAATTTCATTCAGTCGTCAAGTCAATGATTTCTATAAATATACAACAAAAGCGAAAAAAATAAATGGAAAAAATGTAAAAGTGTTTGTGAAGAAGGAGAATGAGTGACAATGATTTTAATTGAGTTTGTATCCAAGATTATTAAATTTATAGTTTACTATGTATCAAGATTTGTTATTTGGTTTATTACTGCTAGAGATTGTAGGCATTGCAAGCACAGCAGAAAGTACGACTATATACCACGTTATCGTTGTAATAAGACATGGGACCCATCAATAGATGAATGTATGAACACACCATATAGAAAGAATTTTAAAAGGAAGGATAAGAAACAATGTTAAATAAATATCAAATAGCAGAGTTGGTTGAAAAAGCAACACCTAAGAAAATAATCATCAAGGATATTAAGGGTAGTTATATTAAATTTAGAATATATTGTCCAACATGTGGAAAAATAGTTGATAGAACAAACAACCCATATGGAAATATGCTTGATATCAAATATTGTGATCAGTGTGGACAAAAATTAGATTGGAGTGATGAAGATGTTAACTAAAGAAGAATGTGAAGAAGCATTAGAAAACGCAGTTGATACAAAAATTATCATAAAGGATTGGAAGGTATTAAACAATTTAATTGAAGAACATTTTGATCCTAAACCATACAAATTTGAAGATTTAAAAGAAGGCATGTGGGTGTGGGATGATAAATTAAAATGGCTTTATCATATTTTTGCTATACGTGAAGAAGATAAGAGTGTTGAAGTTATTGTGAGTGATAGAAATGCTATATTTAGAAAAGTTGTTACTTTAGGTAAATTTGAGGAAAACCGTTTCTATCCGTTAGTTAAGGCAATGTATAGGGAGGAATAAGAATGACTGATCCGCATAACATGTTTAATGTAAAGCAATGTCCTATTTGCAAAAAAGACTTTATACAAACCAGTGGAGAATGGTGCTATAAGGAATTGGTTGGTGAAAAAAAGATTTATTATTGTAGTTACTCATGCATGAACAAAGGTATTGAAAACAGAAAACCTAATCCAAGTGTTAAGTTTTATGACTTGTATGACAAGAACAATCTAATAGAAGAAAATATAACTATTGAAGAACTTGCTGAAAAAGGCTATAATATCCAGTCTTTGTTAAAGGCGTCCTACAATAGGAGATTGTACAAAGGTAGATTTAGATTGGAAAAGAGATGCTAACATGAATGTAAAAGAATTAGTTAGATTAACATGCAGAGAAACCATAAAGGAACTTGAAAAAAGAAATAAGATAAGAGGCTTTAAGCACAACAGTTATACAAGGACGGAGCAACTCTTATATCTTTATCCTTATTTGGAAAAATTTAATGAGCAGCATATAAAAATATCAAATGCTCTTAAAAAAATAAAGGATGACAAATACTACAATGCAATTGAAATGAGATACTTTGAAGGCATGACATTTGAAAAGATAGCAAACAAGTACAATGTAAAGCATCAAACAATTTACACCCACAATAAAAAACTCGTTAATACATTAGCAAAAATTCTTTTTCCAAACGAAGTGGCACAAGAGATACTGAACGATTAAAGGCACTAGAAATAGTGCTTTTTTTATTGCTTAATTTCAGTTGCAAATAGGGGTGTTTTACACTGTATTAATTAAACGGATAATTGTTGTGTAAAAGGAAAAGGAGGATGAAATATGGAATTAATGGAAATGATTAATCTTTATGTTTTGGGAGGATGTGTGTTGGTTGGTTGGATTATAAAAAACTGGACCAATAACGCAGTGGTAAACAATAAACTTATCCCAACAATATTATGCTTTATTGGTGGCGTTTGTTACTGGCTTATTTACCAAGATCCACAAATGATTGTTGTTGGTGGGTTCGTTGGTATTGGAGCAACTGGATGCTATGAACTTGTAAATAACTGGATAAAAATTGTTAAAGATTTTTTATCTAAAAAGTTAGGAGAATAGAGGTATCTAGTATGTATCAATTTCTCATGCAGACATACACAATTGTGTTACCTATTGCTTTAGGATATATTGTATGGCTGCTACAAAATCAAAAGAAAAGTCGTGATGCAAATTCGGAAGGAACAAAATGTCTTTTAAGAGTGAAACTTATAGAATACCATGACAAGTATGTAGAGCAAGGAAGTATCCCATCATATGCATTAACAAATTGGATAGATATGTATAATGCATACAAAGGATTGGGAGGAAACGGAATGATTGAGGGAATGGATAAAGAGGTTCGTAATCTAACAATTATTTAAAAAAGGAGGAAAATTTATGAAATTTAATGTACATGGAGGACATAACAAAATTGTTCAAGGCGCTTCAAAATTTTTAAATGAAGTTACAGAAGATAGAAAAGTGAAGAATGAGGTCATTCGCTTGTTGAAATTACAAGGACACACTGTTTATGACTGCACCGATGATGTTGGAAAAACGCAAAATGATAACTTAAAGAATATTGTTAAAAAATGCAATTCACATGGTGTTGATTTAGATGTTTCTATTCATCTTAACAGTGACGGAGGAGAAGGAGTTGAAGTATATACTTATGACAATGGCACAAAAGTATATGCAACACGTATTTGTGATAAGATTTCCAAATCTTTAGATATTAAAAATCGAGGTGTTAAAAATGGTAGTGGGTTATATGTATTGAAAAATACAAGAGCACAAGCATTACTGATTGAGTGCTGCTTTGTTGACAGTAAAAATGATAGTTCAAAATGGGACGCTAAAAAATGCGCAAAAGCCATTGTTGAGGGTATCTTAAATAAAAGTATTTCTACATCAACAACCACACCCTCAATTGGAGCATCTTATTTAGTAAAAGTTGCCAATGTTTCTAAAGGAGATACTCTTAACGTTAGGGTGGAACCTAATCCAAATAGTAAGATTGCCGAGAAATTAAAGTATAATGATCCTAATAAATATACAATCGTTGAGACTAAAAAAGTGGGTAGTCAAACATGGGGATTACTAAAGGGATACAGTAAATATAGAAATGGATGGATCAATCTATACTATACAAAGAAAGTATAATATAGATGGCTGGCAGAAAAAGTAAATATTACACCCATGTAAAGCCACGTTTTACAGATATTGCAAAATGGTGTAGGCGTGGAGCAACAGATAAAGAGATTATTAAGGCGCTTGGGATAGGTAAAAGCGCCTTTTATGAATATCTAGAAAAGTATACGGAATTATCGGAACTCATAAAAACAAATAGAGTTGATGCGGTAGAAGAAATAAAGTGCGCCTTATATAAGCGCGCAACTGGCTTTAAATATAAGGAAAAGAAAGTCATAACACAAAAAAGTGCCTATACAGAACAACAACTAAAGGCTTTGGTAGAGGCTGGCATAGATGTTGAAAAATTAGGGACTCCATTTATTACGAAAATTGAAGAGTTCGAAAAACAAGCCTTAGCGGACCCAGCAAGTGCCATGATTTTACTTAAGCACTGGGCTAGGGAAGAAGGGTGGACAAATGATCCGCAGTCACTTGAACTTAAGAAAGAAGAACTTGAGTTAAAGAAAGAAAAACAAGAAAGCGAATGGTAATCATGAAAAGAATTATAAAATTAATCAAGGAGGTTTTATTAATGATAGCAGGATATGATGATGCACATTGTAAACATGAAATATATACAAAAAAAGAAATGGTTGAGTTGTTAAATGGAAAGAGTCAAGTAGGTCACACTCACGCTTGGAGTGAGATAACTGGTAAACCTGCAACCTTTACACCATCTAGTCATACTCATGATGATAGGTATTTTACAGAAAGTGAGATTAATAGTAAATTGGCAACCTATAAATTAAAAGGTGACTTTTATGTTGTGAATGGAAATATTACGTTATCAAATGGCTCTGGTAATACATCACAAGTTGCACTGCCTTCGGGTTTCACAAAAGATAATTGTGTTGTTGTTGCGGTTGGGGTTGCGTATCAATTAGCAACTGTTTTAGATTATGGAGGACATAGCACTGCGACGTTTAATGTTAGGATAACTAGTTCAAATCAATATTATTTGAATGTTATTGTTATAGGTTCAAGCGGTGGACCTAGTGGATCAAGAGCATATAAAATAGTCATGATGAAGGTGTAGGTCATGAGAAGTATATGTAATATTAACTTTCACGATGCTAAGTTAAACGGTCAACTTATTGTGTCAAATGAAAAAAATGAGTTGATATTGAAAGTTTCAAAATTAGATGAACAACTCACAGATATCTTTGTTGTTATAACTGGTGTGAACGGAGAAGTTAAAAGATATACTTATGAAAATAAGGAAATAGAAGTAAAAAAAGAGTTGTTTAATGGTAAAGGAAACATGACTATTCAAGTTGTTTCAAATGAAATAAATAGTCAGCCTATTAATATATCTTGCATTGACTTTAATGATAATGACAACATCTACTGTAAATATGTAAACAATCAATTTACGTTTAAGAAGTTAGTTGCTGGTGGAGGAGACTTTAATATAGATAAAGTTTATCCATTAGGAGCGATTTATATTTCTGTAATAGCGACAAGTCCGTCGTTATTGTTTGGCGGAACGTGGGAGAGATTTGCGAATGGTAGAACGCTTATAGGTGTGAATGAAAATGATAATGATTTTAGTATGGTGAAAAAGACTGGTGGAGAAAAGACACACGTTCTTACTGTTGCAGAAATGCCATCCCATACACATACACAGAATGCACATACACACAGTGCGTCAAGCGCAAGCGCTGGAGCACATACTCATACTGTTAGTGCTAGTGCGGCAAGTGCTGGAGCGCATGGACATAGCGCATCAAGCAATAGCACGGGATCACATACACATAAAGTAGGGTCGGATAAAGACGGTGGAAGCGGAACAAGTCGATACACAGTTCATAGACAGAGTGGAAGCAATGTGACTGGTGCACAATATCAAGATAATGGCGGAAGCGCTGGAGCACATAGCCATTCCATAACCGTTAATAGTGGAGGAGCACATACACATAGTGTAAGTGGTTCGGCTGCAAGTGCTGGAGCACATAGCCATAGTGTTAGTGTTGGTAGTGCAACCGCTACTAATAACAATACTGGAGGAAGTGGAGCACATAACAATATACCACCATATATAACCGTCTATATGTGGGTTAGGATTGCCTAGGTGCATCATATGTTTAAGAATAAGGAAGCATTCTATAAGTCAAAGGAATGGCTTAGTTTTAGAGAAATATTTATCAGTGATATGACAGATGCTGTGACTGGTGATGTATATTGCAGTCACTGTCATAAGGTTATTCTCAATAAGAATGATTTGATTGTGCATCACAAAATTGAGTTAACAGATGAGAATGTTAATGACTACAACATATCACTTAATCCTAATAATGTTGAGATTATATGCTTTAACTGTCACAACAAGCATCATAGAAGATTTGGATATGAAAACAAGAAGAACGTATATCTTGTATGGGGTGCACCATGCAGTGGCAAGAGTACATGGGTAAACAGTGTTGCGCAGCCTAATGATCTTATTGTAGACATGGATAGCATCTATGAAATGATAAGCATTAATAAGCGTTATACAAAACCCAACGGGCTAAAGGGAATAGCGTTTGATATAAGAGATATGCTGTATGATGTTGTTAAGTATAGACGAGGTAAATGGACTAATGCGTTTGTTATTGGAGGATATCCAATGAAAGGCGAGCGCGAAAGGCTATTGCAGAAACTGAACGCAGAGCCTAAGCATATTGAAGCAACAAGAGAAGAGTGTGTTGAACGTCTATATATAAGTAAAGATAGAGATATAAATGAATGGACTAAATACATTGATGATTGGTTTGAGTATTATCAAGAATAGGAGAAGGAGAATATAACAATGAAATATAAAAATAGTATTAAAGGAAGCAACACACTTAATAGGTTATACGCAACTATTAATAATGATGGTTCAATTGGATGTCTTATTAGTAAGCGTGATATAAAGATGTTATTAGAGTATGTTGATGAAGTATTGGAATGTAGAGATAACGAGGTTGTATATCTGTGTGATAAAAAAGCGTGTAATAGTTGTTCTTCTCATGTTGGAGATTGTTATCACACAAGTGATATAGAACACGCAACGAATTTTGAGAGACGTGGAGACACATACTTTGAAAAAGAAAACGAGGTTGTCTATCTATGCGATGGTAATGTATGTGATATAAGAAGAAATGAAATTAAGCAGTAATAATTGATTGTTATTTATATTTATCATGCCCCCCTACTTGAGGAAAATGAAATGACCGAAAGGGAGTGCAGAGGGTACTTATCTTTCACAGAAAGCCAATTTTTGAGATTTTTGTAATCCAAATCGAGTAATTTTTGAAATGAGTTACAAAATGGGTTACCTAAAAAGTATCGATAAATTCAATATAATTTTAAAAAGGTAACTCATTTTTAGGTAACTTATATAAATTTTACTTATTATATACTTATATATAGTAATAAACCCTATTATATATAAAGAAAAAGAAAAAATGAGTTACCTTCGGTTACTAATCAAAAAAACACTGATGAAATCAGCATAAAACAAGGTAACTAATAGGTAACTCATTTGTAAATTCCTAAATAAATGAGTTACTAATGAGTTACTTTTAGGAATATCCTAATGAAAAAAGAGCCAATGAGCCTATAAATAGTTGAATCGCTATTTATAGGCTCATTTTTTTGTATTTAAAGGAGGTAAGTTATGAATAAAAACAGAAAAGAAGAACTCATAGGCTGCTTTGAGGGTATAGATGACAACGCAAAGATGATTATTTACCCTTTAATAGACAATGTTGTTTTTCTTGAGCAGCAATTAAATGATTTGAAAAAATTACCATTCGTGAATATTAATCCAAAAAATCATATGCAACAGAAGCCTACGACCGCAAGCAAGATGTTTAAGGAGTTACATCAGCAGTACAACAACTCAATCAAGATACTTATTTCCGTATTGCTTAAAACTGGTGAAGATGACACAAGTCCTTTGCGTGACTTTATGAGTATAATCAAGGAAAAATACGCTAATGATTAAAATTCCAAGACGTAAGCCACTATTAACAAGTACATATCTGTATGAGTATCGAAATGCTATTCATCGTGGTGAACTTGTGGCGGGTAGAGAATTAATTATGGAGTTAGATAAACTCATACGTGAATATGATGATCCACGATATTACTATGATACTCATGATGCGTATTTGAGAATGGAGTTCATGGAAGGGGCTATAAAACTTACAAAATCACCTTATTATGGTAAACCTATGATTTTGATGCTTTGGCAAAAGGCATTTATTGAGGTTATTTATTCATATAAGATGAGCGACACTGGAAATGACAGATTTAAAAAAGTGCTGCTTCTTATTGCTCGTAAGAATACAAAAAGCGAAACGTGCAGCGGACTTGGATTGACAGAAGGGTGTGTTGGTAATGAGGGTGAAGATATTGTTTGTTCTTCAAACGATGATAGCCAAGCAAATATTTTATATGAAGCCATCGACACCATGAGACTGATGATTGATCCAAAGCAAAAGGATACATGGAAAAATCAAAAGTGGATAAAGATTAAATATAATGGGTCTAAAATCTTTAAATTAAGCGATAGAACCAAAAACAAGGAAGGTCGAAATATTGACTTTGCGATAATCGATGAAGTGCATGAAATGAAGGACAATGTCATCGTTAAATCTATAGAGCAGTCACAGTCACTTAAGAAGAACCCTAAACTTATTCTTATAACAACAGAGGGCTTTGTTAATGAAGGCTTTCTTGATGAAGAACTAAAGAAGGCGCGTCGAATACTTAATGATGAGGATGACGGTGTAAGTGCAGAAAGATATCTGCCATGGCTATATACGCAAGATAGTGAAAGCGAAGTATGGGAGGGGAACCGTGAAAATAGATTATGGGAAAAATCTAACCCAACACTCGGAATGGTAAAGCAATATGAATATTTAGAAGAGCAGGTTGATGCTGCTAGAAAAAGCAAGGCAGACAGAGCGTTTGTTCTTTCCAAAGATTTTAATTTTAAGGTTTCTAATGTTCAAGCATGGTTGGAGCATGAAAAACTGTTGCAAAATAGGGTATTTGATTTAGAAGAATTTAGAGGGAAAATATGTCTAGGTGGAGTAGACCTTGCGGAAACAACAGACATGTGTGCCGCACATATACTTTTAATGAGGCCAAATGACAAGACCAAGTATATATATTCTCATTACTGGATACCACAGTCTAAGTTGAACAATAGCGATGATAAAAGTGCTGGAGCAGAGTATGAGGAATGGGCTAGAAAAGGACTTCTTACTATATGTGAAGACAATGAGGTTGATATAGCCAGCATTGCTGACTGGTTTCTTGATTTGTATAAGCAATATGAAATTAGATTATATAAGTGTGGTTACGACCAGCGCTTTAGTAAGGAGTTTTTAAATAAGATGGATTACTATGGTTTTGATTGTGAAATGGTTCTACAAAACAGATTTGTTATGTCAAGTCCGATGAAATTAGTAGAAACTGAAATAACAAATGACTTAATAAATTTTAATGACAATGAAATTACAAGATGGTGTCTTAAAAATACTGCTATGCAAATTTGGGATACTGGACTGATTATGCCGATTAAGGCTCAAGGTATGTCAAATAAGCGTATAGATGGTGCAGTTGCACTTATTATTACATATGAAATATTAAGAAGATATCGAAGTGAGTTTATGGGAGCGTTATAGGAAGGATAGGTGTGATAATGGGGTTCTTTAATTTTATAGAAAAGAAAAAACATGAAAAGCAAGAAATGACTTACATGAAAATGCTTGATGGTTCACTGCCTATCTATAGTCAGTTTGGGACTAATATTTATGCGAGTGATGTTGTTAATCAAGCACTCTACGCTATTGTTAAGGAAATGAGCAAATTAAACCCAAAGCATGTGAGAGAACAAGGCTTTGATGTCATTCCAGTTGATGGTTCAGTCCAACAAGTTCTTGATGATCCTAATTACCTCATGACTACTACAGAATTTATTGAAAAGATAGTTTGGCAGTATCTGTTGAATTATAATGCGTTTGTCTATATCCAAAAAGATGCAAGTGATACGTTAATTGGACTATACCCATTGTCTCCTACTAATGTAACTTTTGTCGAGGATAGACTTGGGTTATTATATGTGAAAATGAGGTTTAATAATGGATATGAACAGATAATTCCATACGATAGACTTATACATATTCGCTCACATTATTCTGTAAATGACTTGATGGGCGGAGATGAAACGGGACAACCCAATAATCAACCATTGCTCAGGACGTTACAACTAAATGATATACTATTGAATGGTGTTAAAAAAGCCCTTAATGCTAGTTTTGCTATAAATGGCATTGTTAAATACAATACTGTACTTGGTGGCGAAAAGATGGAAACTGCTATTAAGGAATTTGAAGATAGACTCAAGAACGCAAATAGTGGTTTGCTAGGACTTGATAATAAAGCCGAGGTTATACAACTTAAGCGTGATATAAAGATTATAGATGATGCAACATTAAAATTTATTGATGATAAGATATTGAGAAATTTTGGCGTTCCTATTGAAATTATTAGAGGGAACTATACGCCACAGATATATGAGGCTTTTTATCAATCGACATTGGAAAATATTATTATCGCTATTTCTCAAGGCTTCACTAAGCGTATTTTTACAAAGCGTGAAAAAGGCTTTAAGAATAAAATAAAACTTTATCCTAAAGAACTTATCTTCATGAACACTTCGCAGACAATTGCAATGGTGAATTTATTAGGACAGAGTGGTTCTTTGTTTGAAAATGAGAAGCGTGTGGCATTTGGGTATGCGCCAAGCGCTGACTTGGTTGGCGTGCGTATGCAAAGCCTTAATTATGTAAATGTGGAGTATGCAAGAGAGTATCAAATGAGTCAAAAATCAAAAACATCACCGAAAGAAGGTGAAAAAGATGATTAGAGATGGTTGGTACTGCTGCCCTCATTGCGGACAAAAGATATTTAAAGTTAATGTTGATTTTAAGATTGATGGAGCACAGTATAAGTGCAAGAAATGTAAAAAAATTATAGATATGAAATATGAGCCTTGAGCCTAGAGAAAGAAAAATCTCTAGGCTTTTATTTTTATATAGAAAGTGAGGTTAAGTAAATGCCTAAATTTGAAAAACCAAAAATGAGTGATTTGTGTCGACGTTCGTTTAACAGTTATGAAGCACGATTGAGCGAAAGTGATGAAAACACTGGAATTGTTGAAGGTGTTCCGATTGTATTTGAGCAGCCAACAGATATTGGCGGCTGGTTTGAAGAAACAATTGCACGTGGTGCTATTAGTGAAGATGTATTGAAAGATGTAGCATTTTTCTTTAATCATGATTTAAACAGTAAGCCTCACGCAAGAACAAGAAACGGTAAACTTACATTTTCAATATTGAATGATTATGTGCAGATGATAAGTGAATTGAATTTGCAACGAAGTGACAGTAATGATTTCTATATTGCGATTAAAGATGGGATTATTGATGGAATGTCTTTTATGTTTAGGGTTGAGGAAGAAGAATGGACTGACTTGGATACAGATTACCCAAAACGTCGTATTACAAAAATCGGTTATGTCCAAGAGGTAAGCGCGGTTAATTATCCCGCTTACATGGGGACTTCAATAAATGCTCGTGCCGACGGTTCGCTGGATAGCGATAGGAATGTGCTGGATAGTGCTAGAGCAGCGCTGCTGGATAGTGGCGAAGAAAAAAGAGAACTTGAACTTGAAAAGTTAAAAACTGAAATTCGATTTAAGGGAGGAAATGACTAATGAAAAAGTTTTTACAAGATTTACTTGCACGTAAACAAAAAGAACGTGAAAATTTAAAAAAACGTGCGTTAGAGAGTGAAGATATCAATGAAGTGCGTTCTTTAAATTCACAGATTGATACAATCAATGATGAGATTAGAGACGCTCAATCACAATTGGATGCTATTGAAAGTGCGGAGCAACAAGGGGCGCCTTTGAATGGAGATCAAAGAGGGTTTAATCCACTTGCTGCGTATGGCTTGAATGGTAACAATGCGGAACAAAGAAATCTAGAGGGAATTGATAGCATTGAATATCGTGAAGCGTTTATGCAACACGTTATTCGTGGGGTTGAAATTCCACAAGAATTGAGAGCAAACGCAAACACATTAACAAATGATGTGACTTCTGTTATTCCTACTGTACTTGTTAATCAAATTATCGAGCGTATGGAACAGAGTGGCATGATTTTACCGTTAGTGACACGTACTTCTTATGCTGCTGGAGTTGTTATTCCAACTTCTACAGTAAAACCTGTGGCTACTTGGGTGCAAGAAGGCAAAACAAGCGATAAGCAGAAAAAGACAACCGGCAAGATCACATTTGCTTATTATAAATTGCGTTGCGAAATCTCGATGTCTATGGAAGTTGGGACAATGGCGTTAAGCGCATTTGAAGCGAAATTCGTTGAAAATGTTAGCAAGGCTATGGTGATTGCTATCGAAAAAGCAATTATTAATGGTGATGGGACAAGTATGCCAAAGGGGATCTTGAAAGAAACTGCAATCATTAATGTTGAATTAGCAGCAGATGATCCTACATATAAGGAATTAGTCGAATTGGAGGCAGCGGTGCCAGTTGAATTTGAAGGTACTGCTAAATGGTTTATGACCAAGGCTCGCTTCATGAAATTTGTTGGTATGACAGATGCTAACAAACAACCTATTGCTCGCATAAACTATGGCATTAATGGCAAACCCGACCGTACCTTATTAGGACGTGAAGTTGTTATTCATCCATATAAGGATGAAATGGGAGACGTCGCTGCATTTATCTGTGATCCTAGTGATTATGTTCTAAACACTATCTATGATATGGGTATTCAAAAGAAACAAGATTGGGATACAGAAGATTTATTAACAAAAGCGGTTATGTCTATGGACGGTAAGATGATTGACAATGGGTCACTTGTCACAATGACTGTTAAAGCGGCTGCTTAAGAAATGAGGTGTAGCAATGAGTGAGGATGACATTCTAAAACAAGTAAAGACCGCTTTAGGGATTACTGGTACATATCACGATGAAACATTGAAATTTTATATTTATGATGTAAAGGAATATATGAAAGATGCTGGAGTTGATGAAATGATAATTGAAAGCAGATCTTCACTCGGTGCTATTGCTAGAGGTGTATGTGATTTATGGAATTATGGAACTGGTAGATTTTCGCCATATTTTCATCAAAGAGTCATTCAATTATCCATAAAGGCGGTGACTGAAAATGTACAGACCAAAGGATAATTTCAACGTTCCTATGAAACTGCTTATACCTATTAAGAAATATGTAAATGGTGTATTAAAGAAGTCTTATCCAAAAATTGAAGAGGTTGAAGATGGTTACATTTTCTTTGGTTCATTTAAGACGTTTGGTGGGACAGAAAATACAGTTAATGGTGTCTATAGTGTTATTTCTACTGCTAATGTGGAAACTTGGTATAGAGATGATATTAAAAGCGACTGTCGCATCGTCTGTCTAGATGACATGAGTGAGTGGGAAATTATTAATAGACCTGAGAATATTGAGAGAAGAAATCAGTTTCTTAAGTTTAAAGTCAAGGAAATTAGAGGTGATGCCTAATGTCAACAAAAATGAAAATTGTCGGCAATGGCTTCGCTGATTTAGCAGAGCAACTTGACAGAATAACAAATGACATCAAGCCCGCAGTTGATGAGGCACTAAAAAGGACACATGAATTTATAACCCCCAACCTTGATGAGGCTATGAACAAGCACAACCGAACACATAAAACAGTAGGTACACTTATTCGAGAGAATGGTGTGACTTGGGAAGGCTTTGTTGCTACTGTTGATGTCGGCTTTAGGATAAGAGAAGGTGGATTGCCTTCAATATTCCTCATGTATGGGACGCCAAAAATGAAAAAGGATACAAAACTTTACAATGCCATAAGAGGCGCGAAAACAAAGAAGTATATTTATGAATTACAGACAGAGGCAATGACTAGGCATATTTCTCTAGCAAAGAAAGGATGATATTTATGAATGTAAAGCAATTGCTTATAGACACAATTAATTCTAAATATAATTATCCTATTATTTTACAAGGAAGCATGAGTGAGGATGAAACATATCCAAACAGTTTCTTTACATTTTATAATAATGATACATTTGATGGTGAATTTTATGACAACAAGGAGAGCATAACAACATGGGATTTTGATTTGAATTTCTATTCAAATGATCCGTTGCTTGTTGATAGTGTCTTAGGTGATGTTATTAAATTACTTAAAGAAAAATCATTTATTGTAGATGGAAAAGGTCACGATGTGATGAGTGATGAAATTTCGCATACTGGTAGAGGGATTAATATTTTATATAAGGAAAAGAGCCAATGAGCCTATAGATAATGAAATTGCTATCTATAGGCTCATTTTTATTTTTTATGAAAGAGAGGAAAACAATGGAAACAGTACAAGAGTTTAGAGGTGTAGATAATCTTGTCTATGCAAAAGTAATTACAGATACTTTAGAAAAGTTTGAAACTGGTGAAGTTAAAATGCTTGCACCAGTCGCAGAAATCGCAAAGACGGTTGAGACTGCGAGTGATACAAAATTCTATGACAATAGAGCAGCATTAACAATTAATGCCCAAGGTGCGGATACAATTACAACTACAATTCCAGCGCTTGACTTAGTTACTTTAGCGGATATTACTGGTAAGCAAATCGATGAAGAGACTGGTGCCTATTTGGATGGGGAGATTATTCCAACAAGCATTGCTTTAGGGTATCGATTGAAATTAACTGATGGTACTTATCGATATGTTTGGAGATATAAAGGAACATTCGGCATTCCAGACGAAACGAGCGCTACAGAAAATGCTGGAACTGATACAAACAATCAACAGTTAACTTATACGGGTATCTCTACAGTACATAAGTTTACAAAAGGTGGATCACAGAAAGGACTGGTTGTTGATGAAAGAGATGGTAAAGCAGACTTATCAACATTCTTTGAAAAAGTCACTACTGCTGATACATTAAAACCAAAAACACCGCCACAACCAGCGCTATTGAAATCAAAATAATCAAAGGAGAAATTAAAATATGAAATTGAATATATGGAAAAATCAAAAAGAAATTGAGAGAACTCTGGAGGTAGATACATACGACATCATGTTTGGGACAATTGAGGATATCTTATCACTTGTTGACAAACTGGATGCATTGGATGATGACAATCAGTTGTTTGTGCTGATTAAGAGCAATCTACCATTTGTGAAGCACTTAATCAAGGATATATTCAGTGAGTTTAAAGTGACTGATGATGACTTAAAAAAAGTGAAGTTAAAGGAATTGGTTCCATTATTTATTGATGTAATTTCATATTGCAAGGAAAACATTGGTTTTGGTGATAATGCAAAAAACTAGATGAGGGTGAGGGTGGAGAAACTCTCACCCTTTATCAAATGTTTTTCAATGTAAGTGAACAGTTATGTCAGCGATATACAAGTCTTAATCCCTTTTTCATTCGTGAGCAAAGAAATGGTGAAGTATTTATGCTTCTCAAGCGTGTTATTTCTTCAAATAACACATCACATACGAATACAAAAGTAGACGGAGAAATAATCATTAAGCCGAACGGTGACAAAATCATTCGCAGAGAGGCTAAAAATGATGATTGGTATTAATAATCATAATTCATTAAAAACGCTGAAAGGAGGTAATATGCATGGCTAAAAATGACACTGAAAGTTCAATGAAGTATAAACTTGATATAAGTAATTTAAAAGCAAACATTCAAGAGGCAAATCGACTAGTAAAGCAAGCAAATAGTGAGTTCAAAGCGACAACTGCAAGCATGGATAATTGGAGTAGGAGTGCTGATGGTCTTTCGGCAAAGCAAAAGCAACTTAATAATGTTTTTGATGCTCAAAAACAAAAATTGGAAGCACTTAAAGAGCAACATAGGCTTGTAGCAGAAAATGAAGGAGAAAACTCTAAGGCTGCTCAAGATTTAACTATAAAAATAAACAATCAAGAGGCTGCGATAGGCAAGACTGAAAAGCAGATGAAGGAGTTGGACCAAACTCTCATTGATGCCTATAAAAGTGGAAAGATAACCGCAGATGAGTTTGGTAATCTCGCAAACGAAGAGACCAAGATGGCTGCTAAAACACAACTTGCTCAAAAAAATTTGAATGAGTTGAAATCTGTTTCACACGAACTTGCTGGGAAGTTAAAGACTGGGCTAGTAACTTCTTTAAAGGCTAGTGCAACAGCAATAGTTGGGATGACTGCTGCAAGTGCTAAATTTGGAGCAGATTTTGAGGCTGGAATGAGTGAAGTACAAGCCATTAGTGGGGCGACTGGCGATGAGTTAATACAATTGACTGAAAAAGCAAAAGAAATGGGAGCAAAGACCAAATTTAGTGCAAGTGAAGCGGCAGAAGCCTTTAAGTACATGGCTATGGCTGGCTGGAAAACAAATGATATGCTTGAGGGTATTGAGGGTATCATGAACCTTGCTGCGGCGAGTGGTGAAGACTTGGCACAAGTATCCGACATTGTAACAGACGGACTAACCGCATTTGGGCTTAGTGCCAAGGATAGTGGACACTTCGCTGATGTCCTTGCTGCTGCTTCTTCTAATGCAAATACAAATGTAGGAATGATGGGTGAGTCATTCAAGGAAGCGGCTGCATTGAGTGGAACAATGAAATATAGTATTGATGATATGGCGGTAGCGATTGGATTAATGGCTAATAGTGGTATAAAGGGCTCTAAGGCTGGTACTGCCTTAAAGAATGCTATTGCTAATATGGCTAAGCCAACTGATGCTATGGCTGCATTAATGGATAAATATAACCTTTCTCTAGCGAATGCTGATGGAACAATGAAACCATTCAGTCAAGTGGTCGATGAATTGCGTAAGGCATTCGGTGGATTAAGCAAGGACCAGCAAGCAAGTGCCGCAGCGACACTGTTTGGTAAAGAGGCTATGGCTGGTATGCTAAGTGTAATTAATGCGAGTGAGGCTGATTACACTAAGTTAAAAACTGCTATTGCTAATGCTGATGGGTCAGCAAAAGAAATGGCAGATACAATGCAAGACAATGTGAAAGGTTCCTTGACTATTCTAGGCAGTACCTTGGAGGGGCTTGGTATACAGATTTATGATACATTTAAGGATGATCTAAACAAGGCGATTAAGAGTCTTACAACTGAATTTAACAAGTTGGGTAGAGAACTTAAGAAACCAGATATAAAAAATGCTATTTCATCTATTGCTAAAGGTTTAATTGATTTGATTAAGAACGGTATAAAATTAGCAAGTGCGGTTTTACCTTCATTATTAAA